AGGAAACGTATGGATCAGCCAGTTATAGGAATCTCTTAATTTTTTGAGAAGGTTGCAACTCATTTTAATTTCTCATAAAGCTCTGCTATCGGCTTAATTGCAACTCTTAACGATTCACGCTCATCGTGCCGCCATTGCTCCACCGGCTTGCGCGTGAATAGGTCGGCGAAGGAGCGTTGCAGTTTGCCCGCGTATGTGAGCCAATGCGTGCTCGCGCCCGTTGTCCGTTCGGGATCGTTCTCCTCGCGACCCGCTGAACCTGGAGGCGGTAGGATGCCGAGCATCTGCGCTCCGAGCTTTGCCATGTCTGCCGGCCATAGGTCTAGCTCAAGTTGATCGCGGTTGCGCGCCAAGTGAATTGCTTTGGCTGCCTTGTCAGGGTCGATGCCGAGCGACGCCAGCCACTCGTTGCGGTTGCCGCGCACGTGGTCTTTAGCGACCATTAGCATCTGGCCGCAGTCTGCCATGCGTAGAACGGCAGCGCGTGCGTTACCTTTGGCCGTTACGGCTAGGGCGTTGGCCTCAGCGTAAGCGGTGCGAATCTCAGTTTCAATTACTGGCAGGGTGAGTGCTGTGATTTCGTTTGGTTCCATATTTGTTAGTATTTGTTTTGCGGTATGTATTGCGAGCTTCCTCGCTCTTGAGTGAAGTGCTAGGCGGTAGGCCCGTTGTGTCTAAGAAATCCATTGCTATTTTCGAGATCGCCTGCTTGGTACATCCGAGTTCCCGACCTGCTTCTAGCATACTCATGCCAGCGGTGAGCGGATGCCCAAGAGCGAACGCCACCCCCCACAATGTTTTGCTTCGAGAGTAGCCGTGTTCGGCCAAGAAGCTGATCGTTTTGTTCAACACAACCAAGAGTTTCTCCGACGCTTCCCGATACGCTGTCATGCGAAAGGCGTGTCCGGCCGTGGGATCGTCGAACGAATAAAAATCTGGGGTGTAGGAAGCTTCGTCGTATTCCGCCGCATCTCGCGTTTGGTCGTGCATCGAATGTCTTTGTTCGCATATTTCTAGAAGAATGCAAATTGTTTTTTAAAGGCCTGTTAGAATATAGGGGGAGGGGGGTATTTTTTTAAATTAGTTTCTTGTTTTTTGGCTCTGAATAAAGGGCGCTTTTCTCCAACCGCTCCCACCAAGAAAAACAGTGGCTTTTTTATAGGCATCCAAACATCCACGTATCAACGCCTATAAAAGTGTTAAATCATTTCGTCTTCACCCTATCGACAAAGCTAGCTGCAAAAAACAATTATTTTTTGCGGGGCCGAGTCCAACATAATAAATTGCCCCAACAAAAAAATAACCCCCCCCTTTAGGGGGGTTTTTTGTGGGTAATTTTTTGTGGATCTCATCGGGTAAAAAAAATACCATTTTTTGTAATTCTTTTTAATTTTTTGTAGTGTCATTTTTGAGCTTGTCTTTCCATATATTTTTTATGGTTTGACGGTCGCAAGACAGCTTGAATTTATCCAAGCACTTCTGCCACTTGGAATGATCATCTTCGGGGAAAGATGCGATGAAGGCAATAACTTCTTGAGTCTGGATTTCATTTAATGCTTTAGGTCTTCCAGGCTTTCCCTTCTCTTTCGATGCCTGCTCTTCTGTTGGTAGCGCACATGGTTCCCAATACAGGCCGACTTGGCCGTGCCTTAAACCGATTTGAGTAGTAGAATCACCTATTTCATCAACTACGCCAGCCCGACGTCCACGTTTGGCTAATAGAAGCCGGAATGTGCCATCCTCCTTTGTTGTTTGAAGGACGCAGATGGCCCTTGCCCAGTTTGTGAGTTCGGATGACCCGAGTCCGACATAGGCGAAGTCATTTGTATTCCAATGTGCGCGGCTCTTGGAGTCGCCTTGTGGCTTGCCTGTATGGTGACTCCATACCCATGCAAATTTACGCTGAAATGCAATGGGGTTGCATAGTCCGCGCAGGAATGAGCTTGCCACGCTCTGTTGGCTTATATCATCGCCGATATAGCTCAAGAGCGGATCGCCAAATACCAAGTCGCAGTCTCCCTTCTTGTCGAGTAGCCTTCCGACAACATCGATGAAGTCGGCGCCGGTCTGCGAAGTCACGCGGGCAAATGTAATATTTTCTGTGAGCAACTTAACTGCCTGCGCTTGTGGCATATTGGCATTTGCGACGACATAAGACATCACGCCCTGCACGATCTCTGCCATGTCGCCCGTATCATTCTCGGCTTGTATGAATAGGCTTTTGAGTTGCCGCTTTGGCTTAATACCAAAGAACGGCAGCCCCAATGCCCAGAACATCGATGCCTGCACCGTCAACGATGATTTGCCAACGCCGGACTGCCCAACAATGAGCAACTGACCACCTTGGCATACCCACCGATCTCCGAGAAGCGTCGTGTTGTCCTCCTTTGGGACGAATTGGAACAGCTCCTCGAATGAGTGCATCTCCACTCCTACCATCGATGGATCGGTTGCGTTCTTAATTGCCGAAACGATTGTTTTTTTGTTTGTGTCTTTTGCTTCCACCCAATCATTTGCGTCCTTGAAATTTGATGGAGTTCTAACGCGAAGAATCGTTTTGCATGATGAAATGGCATCCTGCATCCAGATTTCGGATGGTATTTTGCCATCCTTTTTCGGTTCGTCATTTTGCGGGAAAGCATAGACCTGTCGGTCTTGAGAAAATTGTGCGATGCACTTTCCGTTGCTTGCCCCGCGAGATGCTACCCATAAAACGCTACTCCAGTCGTCACCGAGCTTATCTGCAATCGCTAGCAAGTCCCATTGAGACTCAAAAAAGTAGACGTTCTTGGAGTTTTGATCACCAAATACAAGTGGAACATTCTGAGTTCCCTTTGGCTCAAATCTCCATGCGCCGTTATCGCAACGGACGTGAGCACCATCGCCAGATTTAAATGCCGGTTGATCTCCAGCTGCGCCAAGGATGTCGTTGTCGCGAGCGGTCTTCATTATATTGAAAGATAAGCTCCTCTGTTCCGCTAATGATCTCAGGAAGTCATCTGTTGCTTCCGACTTGTATTTGCTCCAGTCGGATGCTGTCGGAGTGCTCGTCTTTATCTTAAAGCGTGCAGGCTCAGGCCGATTGTTTTGGATCGGCATTCCTGCAAGTTCAGCGTAAGCCAACATGGCATTATGGTTGCTTTTGTTTTCGAGCTTGGCTAGGAAGTCGATCTCGTCTCCACCTTCGCCTGTGCCGTGGTCTTTCCATCGCCATCTTCCGTCTAAATTGTAGATACCAAATGATGGCGTCTTTTCATCGCGGAAGGGTGATTTAGACTTTGATTTGGCGTAATCTCCCAAACCTAGTTTTGCCATGAGTTCTGGTAATGGCAGGCATTGCCGGGCTTCTTCGATGTTCATTTCAGCCCCCCGTCAAGATACCACCAACCTTGGTCGTCTTTGTGTAGTTTACCCTGCATTGCCATGTGATCGAGCACATGGTCTGCTAGTTTTTTGGCTGCCTGCCAATAAGCAGGATGAGCGCCGTAAGGCAATAATTGCTGTGCTATGTCGAGCCTATCGATTGCGCCGCGTCGGCGCGATGAATTGAAGGCCCGAATGACATACTCTTCGAGAGCATGATCGGGAAGTTCCGTTTGCATAATGTAAAAAAATCCCTTCGTGCTTGTCGGATGAAAAATTGGCCCATGCAAAGGCTACGACGCGCACGAAGGGAAAATGGATTTTGTTTGTGTTTGGGTTGCATGAATTGAAAGGCTTTTTCACGGCCTAGGTTTGAATATATTTACTTGTCTCTGTTTGTCAAATAACGCTGCAAAGTCTCCTCGGCCTCCTCCTCGATCCACCGCGTGGCCTGAGTAACAACCTCAACCCACTTGCCGTCGATCTGGACTTCCCAGTCCCACCTATAGCAGTCGTCTTGGTGGTTTGGCCAGCACCTGAGCGGATAGCCGCGCCAATTCATTTTGTCATTCATCTTGGCCGGATAGGAATTGGCGGAGTCGTCGGTTGTCTTTTCGCAGTTCATCGTTTTCGTTATCTAAGTATTCGATACGTTTGTTTAATAGCTCTACAAGCAATTCAAGATCAGCCATATTTCCTTTAACTAGTCTTGCGAGATTTAACATCTTTGTGATGCCTTCGAACATAATCTGAGATTCTTTCTAAGTGTTGTTCCGCCAATACTCTCCCCTCCGGCGTGTCATCGTATGTATGCTGGTAGACCGGTAGCGGGTCGCCCCGTTCCAACCTAAGCCCAATAGGACATTCATTCATGCAAATACACAACCGGAGTGAGAGAGATCCGTTCATTTATTAAAACGGAATGTCGTCGGTTTCGTCTTGGGGTTGAGCAACGAAGCCGTTGCTTTTGGCAACGATGTGCTTGTCTTGCTTGGCCGCTGGTTTGCGGCGGTTGCCGAGCCACTTGGCTTTTTCGTCACCGAATAACCAGCGCTCGACGCAGTTGAACTGGTGGTCGGGGTTGGTCTGTCCTGGCTCGACGCCGATAAGACAAACTCCTTTTTCGCCAATTAGGTCTTCGGCTTCGACCGTGACGTCTTCGCCTGGGATGACTGCGCGACCGATGCTGGATAGCACTTGATCGACTTTCCACGCCGCCTTGGGAGTGAATGTGAGATGCTCCCACATCTTCGGACCCTCGATGCCGCCTTCAAGGATGACGGCAACGTCAAGCTTGATCGTCGGGTTGCCTGCTTGGCTTGTCTTCTCAACGGCTTTCACGATCTCGACTTCGTATGTTCCAGGCTCGACGTAGTAAATTGCGGCCTGCTTTGGTTCGCTTGCTTTGTATGTTGGCATTTGTATTTTCTATTTTGTTTGTTGTTGGTCAGCGTTTTTTAGGATGCGCTGCCCCCTTTTGCCCCTGCCGCCGGATATTTCCAGCAAGGCGAGGAAATTATTTAACTTTGGTCTGTCTAAGTTGCGTTGTCGGTGATCCCGCCTTTATCGCCGTTGTGTCTGGTTCCACGCCGTTATTGGCGCAAAACTCAATATAACTCTTTTCCGATAGCTTACCGCCCATCGCGAGTATTAATGTCTCTTTGCTGATACCTTCGGAGGCTTTAGCGATGGCTTCATGCTCCACAAACCTCCTGCCGCTTACGCTTGTGAGTTTCCAGCCTGCCACCTCGTCCCCGCTTTCGAGACGGGTCTTGAGATGACCGAGTAGCGGTTCCGCGATCTCCTTTTCCGCCAGTTTCCATTCGCGAATGAAAGACCCTAGTGACTCTGGCGTGGCAAGGATGCGATCTTTGATGGCCTCGATGCTGTTGCCGGTTGCTTCGGGAATGAGCGCGATAGCACTTTCGGCCTGCCGCACGATGGCGTGGCAGTTATTAAAATGCTTACACCATGAACAATACTCGCAAGGCGTCGGCTTCGCCTCCGCGCTTGTTGCGCGGTCGATAACTCTCTGCGTGCCTTGTTTGGCTTCCTCGTATGTAAAATCATACGAGCGGATCATTGATTGATCGACGTATATGACATGGGCAGTCCAAGACATTTCAAAATTGTCTTCCATGCAAGCCAAAGAGTAGGCCATCAGCTGATTTCTGTAATCCCGCACCTGTCCTGTTTTTATGTCTGCGACCCATTTCTGCTCTTTACAGACTGCGTCCGCCGTGCCGAGCTTTGATAGTCCAGGAACTGCCATCGCCAGATATTCTTCGCGGGTTTCGATGAACGAATGCCGAGCGAGTCGCTTGAGTTGTTTAACCCCGAAGTCGATGGGACTAAAATCAAACCCGACGACAGCCGCCATAGGCTCAAGCTCATTTCCTGCTATTATGTTTCGGATCGCAAGATCGACCGCCGTGCCGCGCTCCGCTGCCGCACTCGTTCCGCTTGCGCCCTCGAAGAGAGCGCATTCGGCAAGTTTGGGAAGCGTTGAAGGTGATATTTCTTTACTCATTTTATTTCAATTCCTTAAGGTATAAGTGCCGTTACAAATAATGGGTAGTATTTGTCACGAGTTTGCCGCTCTCCACTCGACCGCCGTATTGACGAATTGATCGACCCGAAGCGCAACGCGGTGTAGGTATTCCGGCGCACAGTCGCGCCATGTCTGTTCTGATGTTAGGACGCCGCGAGCAATTAGAAACTGGTTGACAGCTCCTTCGTGCTCTGCGAGTCGTGCTTGCCATAGCGGCCTCCAAACTGTCGCGCCTAATCCGACCATTTCGCTC